GCAGAGAATGTAACAGGAGCAGTTGTATATCCAGTACCCTGTGCTGTGATAGAAACACCGCTGACAGATCCACCAGATAGTGTTACGTTAGCAGTTGCTTGAACACCTCCAACTTTATCTGGAGCAGAAAGGGTTGCTGTTGTAGTTGGGTGACGATATCCAGTACCAGCATTAGTGATAGTAAACCCAGTAACCGCAGCACCAGAAAGTACAACCGATGCAGTTGCTTGTGTTCCACCCGCATCATCTGGAGCAGAAATTGTTACTGTTGTATTTGGATAATGGTAACCTGATCCATTAGTTTGTAAAAATAGTCTCCAAATTGCACCGAAAGGATCGATAGGATCTGGAGGCATTAATGTAATGTCAACTGTTTCTAGTGGTGAATAAACTGCAGAAACATAGTCACCCTCAGTATCGATACCAAGAACAACTGCGTTATGAACAACAGTTGTTGGCAGAGTTATGTTTCCTTCACCATCAAATGTTACGTTTCCGCTAACGTCCCCAGTTAGCGTCAATGTTCTATTTGCATTTAATGCATTAAGAGCTGCTACTATGTTTGCTTGAGTACTGGTAGTAAGAAGTGCAAGATCACCAACATTTAATACCGTCTGATTAGACTGGGTTATTGTACCGTTAGTTTTTTGTCTCCACTGGTCAAACGTATCAGTTTGGGGGACTGTGATAACTGGAGTTTGAAGAGCCATTATTGTTTACCTATTAAAGTAGCGAGCATCTCTTTTATTTCTGACATATCTTTTTTAAGACTATCAATTTCTTGTTTTTGTTTAGCCATCATATTACGTTTCTCAACGTAGTTCTGATATTCCTTAGCATTAGTATTTATGATAGCCTTACTAGAGCCATCTCTAATAAGACTATCATTACCTTCAACTTTATAATAATCTGTCATGCGCAAGCCACAATTCTTAAATCTTTAATTCTTGGTACACGACAGTTATTTGTTGTTCTAAAGACCAATTTAATTTGCACAGCATCAAAAGAAGGAAGGTCTTTTGCGCTATATACAACTTCTGTAAAATCCAGACCAGTATTAGACTTTGTCAAAGGAACATCAGGAATTATTTTGGTATAAGGTGTTTCATCAAATAGAGTCGTTGATCCAACTTTATTAAGTCTATAATAAACATCCACATCTGAAGATGTTGGAACACAAGCAGCAAATCTAATATTAAAGAATGTTGAAGGATTTGCTAAGTTAACTCTCTTAGAAAGATATTTACTGTATTGTGAACCTCTGGTTGTTGCAATTTCATCAACAAAGTTATTTAATACATTAACATCTATTGTTCCAGCAGTGCCTGCGCCAGCAGCAGCTATCGTAAATGTTTTGTTGACTTTAATATACGAACCATCAGCTGCTACTTCTGTAACTAATGCAATTCCACTATTACCCGAGGTAACCGCTCCATCAATTCTAATATATCTACCAACAGGTATAAACGCAAGTTTTTCTTTAACTTGTGTATTTGAGGTAGTTATTCGATCGCTGGCAAAAGCGATAGCAGTACTATTGTCTACTAAAAGAACATCATCTACTGGGCTAATATTCATATTCAAAGGACTCGCATTATTAATTTTGTTATGAATTGCAGTTAAGGAAGTTCTGTGTGTATCAATAACAGGAGAAACTGCGTCGTTTGTAGATTTCATAACAGCAGCAATCTCAAAGGATCTAGACCCACTAAGTAACTGTTGTTCATTTAACTCAGAAGCAATTATCTGTGGTTCTGCAAAATCTGTTCGATCATTGATTGTGACAGGAATTGGAATAACGCTCTGAATATAAGGAACTTCTGATCCATCTACAGACTGCCCAGATGTTGTGGTCGCTTCCCATGTTAAAGAACCATCTGGGAATGTTTGAACTTGGGCATTTGCCTGTATAGAGGTCATCAAAATATTATCACTGGCATAGATATTTTCTCCACCAGTAAATCCAGTTAAATTAGATGTACTAGAAGTGCCAGTTAAAGTAATCGTATAAGCATCTAAGTCAGCTGCTTCAACAGTATGAACACCATTTAAACGAGCTCCAAGTATTCCATTATATGTTTGAGTAGCATTAAATCCTGATAACTGAACCTTAGAACCAACTGGCATATTATGATTATCGTGATAAACTCTAATCATAGAACTACCATTGGTAGTTTGAATAGGATTAACATCTAATCTTGTTTTAGGTAGAACATCATTTGTGAACTCAACACGACCAGTTACAGCAGTATTAAATTTAGCACGATGGATAATAAAGCAAAGATCTTTATAATCATCTGGTGTCCAGGTTGATGCATTTTGTGACTTAAAGAACACACCCTGATATGGCTGTTCAGAAACAAAACGATCTGTTCCAGGAATTTTATCGCCAAGATGAGAAACCCAAACATTGTAATTGTTAGAATCAGATATAATAACAATACAGTATTCCGTCCCGTCTTGAACATACACTGGACTTGGGAATGTAAATTTAGTTGCTATATCTGGCGCGGAAGCAATTTTATTGTTCATCGCAGGTATAGTTACTTTTCTCGTAGAAATTTTTACATCTTCAGGATTTTTAACTACCTGACTAAATGGAAGAATTTTTTTACCAGGATATCCGTTAACAACTTCTCTGATCTCAATCTTAACTGGAATATTTGCGTCTTTAGTTGCAAAGAAAAGATCAACAGAAGTTAAAAATGCTCCTCCCTTTTGCTGAACTAAGAATGTTTGCGCAAGAGGGTCATACCATCCAGTATCACTAACTACACGACCAGTTGTTTCCACTATAGTTCTAGATTCTTGAACTGTTTCTTCAGCAATTATACCATTTCTAACTGCTTCAATAGTAGCCTGTTTAACCTGTAAAATACCCTCTGCTTTATAATCAGCAACAGCATATGAGTTATAGTCATCTTCATAACCAGTTGTATCTGCTAGTCTAAACTCTCTAGTTCCTGTTCTAAAACGAACAGCTTCTGTATTTGGAATATTGAACAGACCAAATAAAGAACCATTGAAGTTTGTTACTAATTGATCTCCCTGCACTTTAGGTATAACAGAAGCATTAATTTTACCGCGAGCTCCAGATATATTTCCAACAATAACTTCATTAACTTGAAAAACACCTTTTATGTTTAACACATATATTGCGCGTGCTCCAGTTTCATTGCTTAACTCTGTGCCGACTACAACAGCAGTAGCACCTGAGATTTGACCAGTAATAACATCACCGCGATTTAAACCAACCTGCGGAGTATCTGCTGGATCTCCAGCTAATCTTCTGGCAGGATCACTGGAAGTAGCTCCAGCATTTTTCTTTGGATCAAATTCTGTACTAAACCCAGTAACTTCATCAAAAGATATTTTAGTTGCTGGTGTTATGTACTTTGAAACTGCAGCTGAATCAAAAAACGTATAAAATTTTGTAGATGGTTTTAGACCAGTGACCTGAAATAAAACATTTCTACTTCTAATATAAGGAAGAACAGCTGTGGATAAAACTCTATCCGCTACTAAACGGCGATCGATTTGAACAGCAACTGTAGTTTTTGTTCCAGATCTTGTTTGACCAACGTCTCTAGCAATAACTTCAGCTGTAACTACTCGACGAGCCCAGCCTGGCGCCTCTGGTCCCAATCCAAAATTTGCATCTAAAGATGCGCCTCCGTCACCCCAACGACGATCAGCCACAAATGTTTGTAGTCCACTGCCTCTTGGGGCGCCAGTCCATTGTGTCTGCCAAGAATTCCAAACAGTTCCTAAAACTCCTGCTTTTTCAGCAAGTGTTTTTACTGTGTTAAAGTTTCCTTCTACGTTTACAATAATATCAGGTCTACGTTCAACTTCAAACCAATCATCTGATGACGGATTTAAATCAATTCTTCCAATAAATGTAAACACAGCAAATGGATTTACATTTTCTGTTCTAGAAGATATATTTTGCTTGATAAATGCCTGTTCTGTATAAGGAAGAGTTATAATATCACCAGTCGCCTGGTAATTATTAAGAGTTCTTTGTCCATCATTTGATGCACGCTCAACTAAGTTAACATTTTCCATTCTAAAAAACGGACGAAGTTCTTGATTTTCTACATCAATAGAGCACTTATAATCTGGATCCTCTGCATTCCCTATACCGTGTCCAGAAAAACTGTCAACTAAAAATCCATTTTTAAATCTATCTAAACCATTCTCATCTGTAATTTTAGAATTAGCAGTTTCAGTTTCCAACATATTAAGTGTTGTATAATATTCAAGATTGTCAATACGTTTTTCCAACTTACCAATATCACGCATTGTATAGCGTTTATTATCAACTGGTATAAGACTAACATCTGGAGTTTGTGTTGTATAAGTATATGGGAGTAAATTGACACCATACAATAACATAGCATTTTGTGGTGTTTCTGGCTCTATAGGGAACAACGAAGGTATTCCTTTAGTTGCGAAAAACTTTCCTCTAAAGTCAATAGAAATTTTATCTTTTCTAAACAGATAGTAGGAAAGATCTAACTCTGCATTATCACCACGTTTTGGAAGTTCTGATAAAACTGCGCCAAGATTAATATTGAATGTTCCAGAAGAGTCAATTCTGGGTCTAAAATCTAATACATCTCTAGAAGACATCATTCCGTATTTTGGGAAATTTTCATATTTAATGCCAGATCCAATATAAGAATCAACTGAAAAATAATCTCCAGGTCCATGAGAAAAATAATCAAATACTACTTCGACAGATCCAGTAGGTAACGGATAACCTTGTTTCAATATTAATTTCGATATTCCATAAAAAGAATCTGTAATTCCAAAGTCTAACTCATAGTAGTCAAGAATATCCACGTTAGCTGGATTTTGTTCGGTTATGTCACCGAATGTATTCGCCATTTTTATAGAAACAATATTGAATACATCTGCTTTACCTAAACTAATTTGTTTAGCCTGTGCCGCAGTTTGTGTTTCTACCTGAACAGTTTCAAATGTTACAGCTGTTTTAGTTTTTTCTTTTGCTGCAGTTGTAGTTTTCTTAACCCCAGCATATACAACAAATTGATTATTTGCATTTGAGCTTGGAACAGTAAATTCTACCTGTCTCAACTCTGGAGTTACAACATTTATGGTTGTAGGAATAACAGGTAATCCAGTGGTTGTGTTTATTAACACATAGTTTTGAGGATCGCTAGCTGGTAAAAATGTTTCATTGTTACGTTTACTATCAATAACAACGTAAGAGTTACCGCTTATAATTGCACTAGATGCAGTTGTAAATACTTGAGTTACTGTATATGATGTTCTCAGTGTAGTATCATCATCCCCTCTTATTTTTCTAACATTCAAGTAGGGTAGATCAAAAAGTAAAGAAGAGTATTCAGGTTCATGTAAAGTAGTAACTACTTTGTATATAACAACACCAGTAACTGTTGCTGCTGTGTCTACAACAATTGTGTTATCGTTAGTTATTGTAACGATTCTTCTTAATGTACTAGCATCACCAAGAGCGATATAGTCACCAACATTAAAATCGGTATCGAATGTAGTTCCAGTTCCAACTATTGTAGTAGAGTTTGATGCTGTTGCTGATCCAGTAAGTTTATTAATTAGCGGGAAAATATTTGCAGTAAAGTTAGAATTATGTAAACCTTTGAGATCATTATCCAAAGATTTTCCTGGTATAATATCAATATTAAAAAGCATTAGTTCATAAACATCGTCAGATACTGTATTTCTGCGATCAAATAAATTTAAACCGCGAACACGAGCAGTACCAATTTTGGTAGCTCCAGTTGGAACCGAGCCACCAACTGTAACAAAACGATCATATAAATCTACTGTTTCGAATAAATCAATTCTTGGTGCGCCAAAAATATTGGTAGCATAGATATAATTTCCTACAATAGTTTGGCATTGAGCATCTTGAGTTCTAGCAAAATCTCTGGCTTTTTCTACTGCAAGATATTCAACACCAATTTTTTCAACTTCATATCCTCTAATATATGCTTTACCAGGTTCCATACCAATAGCTAACTTAGCCTCGTCTCCGCCATCTTCTGGTGAATAAACTCCACGATTATAAAATGGATTTTTATTATATAACCATGTTATTCCTGTTTCTCCATCTTTTTCTTCACCAGAAGTATGTATTGGTGGAGAACTTCCAGAAATACCGTTATTTTTAGCAACAAATTTTTGCTCAATACCGCCAAATGTATAAACTACAACATCACCTTGTAGGTAAGCAGTATTTGCTAACCACGATCCTCGATCATTGTTTCTGTGCTCACGTATCTCAACATTAAAATTGTTAACAACATAATCTCCAGACTCATCAAATGTGCGACGTGCTAATGTTTGTTCAATAATAGAGTAATCTGTAGTTCTAGTTTTGTAAATAATTTTGCCTTCCTCAAGACGAAGAAGTTCAACAAAATTTTTATCATCTTCAGAATCAAGAGATCTTTTAGAAAGAACTAACTCAATTTTATAACGATGCGCTCCAGGTGCTGTGTAATTAGATGAACCGATAGCATTGTCTAAAAGATCAGCATTATCTTCTGGTGTTACCAATGTTTCAACTACATTAAGACCTACACGATAAGATGGTGTTGCAGTATATTTGTCAAGAGTAATCTTCTGTGCGTCAACGAGAACGAAAAACTTATCGACATAATAAACACCAGATTCAATAGCAGCTCCAGTACCCAAACCAGTTGCTGCAGTAGCAACTGATCTAAAGGCACGTGGAACTGTTAATGTTTCGCAACTAATAATCTCATCATTTTGAAAAATTTTAGTATCTGTTGGATTACCGTCAGCATCTGCTCCAGATTTATTGTAACGAACATAAACTGTTGGAGGATCTAAATCTGTCTGTTTCTCAACATGAAGAACAAATGCTTTAACCCCAGATGATTGACCAATAATTTCTTGACCAACTATTTCACTGAGGTAAGTATTTACATCAACTCCGTTGTAAATAGACTGAAGTTTAACATATTTGAAATCATCTTCATACGACACTTGACCAGGGATGACCATTGATCCCTGTTTGAATATATGCTCAGCATGTTTTGCAATTTGATTCTGAAGAATCGACTGCATCTGCGTAAGTTCGCGTGCCTGAACAGGATATCCTGGACGAAAGAGTAAACGATAAAATTTATCTCTCTCGTCGTAGTCGTCAAAATATGGATCTATGTTAAAATTTAGTGCCATGTTGTTCTTCTCTTGTTAGTTTATTAATTATTTATTTTACATCTCAACAATGATTTTGATGTCCTCAATTTGATCTGGTGCGCGATTAATCAATCTGCGGTTCTCAACATAAAGAACATCACCACTGAATGGTTCGACTTCTGGATTTAACAGAGCAGAAATTGTTCCAGTCGAAAGTGATGTAGTTCCAGTGATAACTTCAGCAGTTGCAAAATCAGCACCATTCACGTTACCAGCATCTGCGCTCAACTGAACATAACGGATTGTTGTTGTATTTGCACCAACAGCGATATTGATAATTCTACCAATTGCACCATATGTTCCGCCAGTGATAATCTCGTCTTCTAAGAAAGTGCTAACTGCGGTATTAATTGTTAGTTCTTTTGTTGCTTTTAAAGTTGTAGCAGTAGATACAACTGTTGTTCCATAATTAAATGGATCGCGAATCAGCATAATACGACGATAGTCGTTATCAACTGGGAAGTCGCCTGTGCCGTCATCATACTCGAGACGCACGTTCATCATAACATAATAGCCACCCAACTCTTCTACTGGATTGAAACCATGTCCTCTTTGTGGTGGGAGAATAGCTCTTCCAGCTGCGTTAGTTCCGCCACCACCTTGTAGTGTAACAGTAGCGTATGTATATCCAGTTCCACCGTTAGTAATATTAATTTTAACAACTTGACCAGAACCAGCATCGATAACTGCAGTACCAGTAGCGTTAGCTCCGTCGCCAAGAATAGCAACAGTTGGAGCTGTTGTATAGCCAGATCCGCCATTGGTAACTACAATGGTGTCAACTTTTCCGCCAACTGCAGCTTCACGTACTGACCACTGATCAATGTACGCATCGTACTGTCCTGGATTAGAAGTAACTTCTTTAACTGGCATAAAGTCAGTTGAAATAAACTTGATAACATCAGAAGGAGCGATGGTATACATGTATTTCCAAACATAACCGTCAGCTGTAGTAATAGCACTGGTAGATTTACCTGTTGGCTTAACTGTAGATGCAACTACTTGATTGCTGGAGTTTCTGTTGTATAAGCATTTGTAAACATTATACTCATCAGTTACAACGAAAAATGCTGCGTCGAAAAGAGAGTTTCTAATTACTGTTGCGCCAGTAGTGGTGTTTACACCAATCGCACCAGCAGAAGCAGAATAGTCTTGACGATACATGTCATAATACTGTCCGCTTGTCCAGTTGCGACGGATAACGGAAAGAGTTACATCACTGGCAGTGCAGCGTTTAACTGCAAGCATATCTTGCCAGTAAAGGTACTCTTGCTCTAGAGTATCGACTGGAGCTGGTGGAACCTTTTCGTTAGTCCATGGGTATGGACGTCCGATACCAAGATACATCTTAGTACTTGCGGTCTCGCCAAAACTCTCAACAAGTTGCTCTGCATTGTTAATGCGGAATTTTGAAGTGATAATTGCGGGCATTTTATAATCCTCTATTTGTTAATTAATCTTGATTGCTAGGTGCATAAGGGTAAGTTAAATCATTAGTATAACTTGTACTGTCGTAAGTAGTTGTAGTGCTATCATAGGTGTATGGGAGAGGTCTGATAATATTAATCCATGAGTCTACGCAGAAATTGATTTTTCTATAAGGATTATTTATTACGTCGCCAATAACAATATTGGCAAAATGTCCATTTTGCGTGTTGCCGTAGTACTCATTTGGATCTCTCCAATAATAATAATTAAATGTTCCCTCTTGCCAAACGTCTTCGATTCTTGGCGTATTTCCCCAGTGTCCTTTAATACCAGCTTCGAATGGGGCGAGAGTGAATTTAAATCTCTCTAAAGATTCCCAGCATGGTCCGAATCCTCTTACATTCAGATCTAGATGACCAACTGGCTCCATAATAATTTCTGTCTGACGATGAATCTGACATTGCATATCCAGGTATAACAAAATATAGAACCATTCGTCGCCGTGAGCAGCATCTACTCGCAGATCCATCATGTGAATTTCTTCTGGTGTAAATCTTGGAACTTCGATCTCTGGTAGGAACTCTGGATTCGTTGGAATCAGAGTCATATGTCCACCAGCACGCTGCAAGAAATCTACAATAATGAGTGTAAACTCAGACTTCAATATATCTGGGAATGTTTGACCATCGGCATAGTAATTACCCATGGCTTTAATCTTGTTGCTAATGAAAGAGCGAATAACTACTCTCAAGAAAGATATACTCAGTGGTGCTCTTGGAATAACTTGACCGAATCCTTCATGCAATAAAGATCCCCAAAGAGCCATACCAACTGGATGTAAAAGTTTTCTTACAATATCGCGATAGTCATTGATTGACTGGAACGATCTAAGTTGATAGGAATATTCTTGGTAGAATGCACTGTCTTGTATTTTCTTGGAAGAGTCACTGATCTTACCGTCAGCATTGATAAAGTTTCCTGGTGTTCTGTAAACAGCAGATAGATTTCCTTTAGCGAATGCAGAACCAGTACTTGTTCCAGGTGCAACTTTACCAATCGCTCCTGTTGCTTGACCAACGAGAGTCATGTTCGGTCTCAGTGGTCCAGAGTTTTCTAAAACAAAAATGTCACCATCTTCATCTACCAATCTGTCGCCTGTCTCTAATGACATCTCAAATCTAACAGATGCTGGATCTAAACGATAAAAGTTTCTGTCTTTATCGATAAACGAAATATATCCAAAGGTTTCTTCTTGCTTCTCTAAAAGAAACTTAGAACCATCTTCTAATGACAGTTCAACATCATAACTTGTTTCTAATGCTATTGATTGTGGTTCGGCAGTTACTAATTCTCCAAGAGCGAACTCGCCATCAACACGTTTGAAAATTAAGTTGGTTGGGAAGAAACCTAAAGAGTTGTTCTGGTAATCGATTCCTGGATTGTAAATAGAAACGCCAAGAACTTTACCAATGTCTTCGCTGATTGCAACTATCTTTGCTTCTTCGCCAAGTAACTGTGTAGGTTTACACGAAACTACTGGAAGTTTCTTATAGTTCTGACCAGAGTCTGTCACTTTAACTGTTTTAATACCGCCAGTCAAAGTTCCTTCGAACAAAAATTCTGTTGCGTCTTCTTTTAATAGGAAATCTCCGTTCTCAAGTAACAGAGAGTTACTATCCAATGCAGTAACGATGGCTTTTGCTGTTTGCAGAGAATCGCCAAGTCCAGTGCCTGCATCTGTATTATCAAATACTATCTCTTGATTTAATTGATAACCGCTTCCTGGAAACTCAACTTGAATGTCTTTAATTCCACCAGTCGATGCTCGAGTAACCTGAGCAACTGCGAACTCACCACTTGTTGAAGATAATCTAATCTTGTCACCAATTTGATAATACAAACCTGGATCTTCAAGAGTTAACTCTGTTATGCCAGGTTTTACCTGTCCATAAATAAATTTTCCTGGAATATTACTTTGGCCATAGATATAACCAGTTGTATTAAATGTTCCCGTTACAGTTTTGGTTGCTAACTTTAATTCTGTAATTGTTAGATTTTGATACTGAAACTTAATTACATTTTCTACTTCAGCAGTAGCAGTATTTCCGTTTTGAAATATTCTTTTACCGATCAACTGGAATGTATCTACATTAGAGTTGTGGAACTGACTAGATATGTCGACTATTCTGAGAACAGTATCTTTGTTAAATTTACCGTCAGATGCTCTGAGGATATCATCTTTGGGATAATATACGTCTATGGGTTCATTATAAAGTAATCTAAACAGGAGAGTGAATGACTTCTTATTACCTTTTGAAAGATAAAGATCTTTAATCCTTTTCGCAACAAGTCTTTTATCAGCAAGAATCGTCTGAGGGATTTGTATCATAACCTCATCAGAAATATATTGCACAAAACTGTTTAGAGTTTCGTCGATATCTTTTAGAGATTCTAAACTTCTGTCTTCAGTTTGACTAAGGAACTCGTAGTATGCTTCTAAGAATGACACGAATGTGCCATGATCTTCCCTTACAAACTCTGGGAACTGTTCGCTAACGACAGTTGATATTTTTGCTTTTACTACGCTCATTCTCTACTTGCTGTGAAAATATACTCTGAAGAACCAGCACCTTGTGTACCAGAAACTACTTTATCTACGATAGCATTCACACTAATTTTTTCCTCGTCAATTTGAACTAACTGATCTCTAACAGAAACTACATCGTTAGAAACTGGCGTTACGAAGAAAGATACTTTCTGAGTACTGACGATGGCAATATTATTGACAACAATAACACCATTTTCGTAGTCAACTGTTCCTGCCGTTTCATTAATAAACACTTTAACAGTTCCGCTACTCTCATAATAGAATAAACCTAAGTTTTTATTGCCATCGTCAACTAGATAAAATGTCTCTGTTCTTCCAAAAAGTTTAAATCCAGAAGTGATGATATGATTACCACTCTCTGGATCTCTGTAAATTGGATTATCTAATCTAACAGTATATTTGTGTGGATTTGCGTCACCAATCGGATAAATATCCCTACGCAATTTAATAGAAGTAATATTGCTTAGAATTGCTTCGTCAGTATCATCTATTAAACCACCAAGTTTTGAAAATCTAAAAATACCACCAAACTTTTTAAGTTCTTCAGCATTATATTCAGTAATTGTTTCTTTAACATTAGTCACTAATGTATTTGGATCGCTAGCAGTTCTGGTAGCATCATAATAAACTGTTGTTTTAATTTCAATGTAAAGTATAGTTGGATCTACAATAACTGGTGTAATAGAAACAGTATTTCTTTGTTTCAGCAAGTCAACGATATATTGTTTTGTTAATGCACTAAGAACATCACCAGAAATTGGTTTAATTGCTATGAAGACTTTACCGTATGCTGGAGGGACATTGTTCTCTCCACCCCAAACGCTAATTGATTGCACGTTTGTATATTGTTTTGTAATAATTGCTGAGTAATCTTCTGATGTGATTGTTCGTTGTTGCGCAGAAAATAAACGTGGAGCATTGGTTTTGATAGAATCGATGCTTTCTATATCAGCACCACCGTCAGCTGCCGAAAGAACGGTTACTGTTGGTATGCCATTTCCTACATCAGAACTATTGCCAGAAAATGTAAATGAAGAAGCACCATTGGCAGCAGCTTTTGCAGTAACAAAATACTCAAGTATAACCTTTGATCCTGTTGGTGGTTCTTTACCTAGAACACCGTCACCAAACTCTACTTCAAACAACTCATCATCGATTTCTTTAAGATAGAAAACTCTGGTTGAGTTCGTAACTTCTGTAAGATACTGAGCAAATGTATATGTGTAATATTTACCAAGAATTGGATCTTCTAAAACACGAACTTTTAACTTCGAAATGTCTACGTTTTTATTTGGAAGAATATAACGATTGCCTGTTTTATATTCATAATTAAAAACTAGAGGTGTTCCTTCGTAAATACTAACCTGTTCAAATCTATAAAGTCCATTAATTGGAGAAATAGTTTTTGATTCTAGATTATAGAAAGTATACGACTTATTATCAATTTCTGTTTGGAAAGGAGTTTTTTCTGGCAGCGTTAAAGTCGCTGGTGATCCGAGAGGATTTGATACGGTGAGGTTAATAACCGCTCTGGAAGAAGTTGCTGAATTTGGCAGATATCCCAAACTCTTCGCTAGAGAAACAACACTATTTCTTTTTCTAGCAGAGTCAAGAAACATCTCGTTGACAGCTAGGTTTGTATAAAGAGCATTATAGTGAGTATTATATGCAAGGATATCTAAAAGGATTGCCATTCCAGAACCCTCAAAGTCGTAGTCCTGAAACTGCTCTTGTCCTTGCAAATAGGTTTTTAAGTTAGCCTTAATATCGTCAAAGTCGAGTTCGCTAACTGATATAAATTTATTGGTTGCCATTTATCGAGTTCTTTCTAATACTAGCTCTAGTGTAGCAGGTCTTTGTGTATTTAATATTCTGTAGTACAAGGTCACAGTTACATAGTTTTCATCAGGGGCAGCTTTCACAATAACATTATCCAGGTTAACTCTCGGCTCGAATGTATTAACCGTAGAATAAATAGCCCGTTCGATCATTGTAGTCATCATTGGGCTGTATGGCTCAAATAATATCCCCTTTATCGGGGTTCCAATTTCGCTATGAAAAGGTCTCTCATAGTTATTGGTTAAAATTAAGTTTTTTAGGGCAGTTTTTATAGCATTGTCGTCAAACCGACGAGCAATATCCCCAGTTACTGGATGTGCAGTAAAATTGAGGTCTAAATCTGAGAAAGTTCTGGTAGAGCGAGCCATATTATTATTTATGCTTATTCTATAAAAGAGTTGGGAGAACCTTGTCCACAAGTGTCTCCACAGGATATTGGGTCGCCTATTCTAGAGGCTGGATTGCCCTCTATAAAGGTTTTGC